TCTCGGAATAAATTGGGGTGAAGCTAAATGATGCGGATACAAAGCCTTTCGCAAGAAGATATCGCGAAAAACGAAGAAACATATAAACAAATTTTTGAGTTATATGATAGTGGTACGATGACTCTTAAAGAGATCGGACAGATCTATAACGTAAGTAAGCAGCGGATATGGCAGATCGTAACGAAAGTTCAAAAGGGCAACGGAGACTACTACCATGAGCACCGGAATAAAGGAAGTTAAAATGTTTGGAAGTGGGGAGTTTGAAATCCAATGCGACGAAGAACAAGTACAGATTATTTTCGATACTCTTAACGAATGGTTAGAAGAGATGCGCGGAGACGGCGATGTCGATATGATGGACGTATACAAAGCTATGGTATTCGTCGGATCGGTAAACCTGATCCACCTTTTAAACTATACGATCGAAGAAGCGGATGAGATGATGGACGAAATTAGAGCTAACGCTTTCGAACTGTTAGAAATCTTCGGGGATCGAGAGAGCATTCTTGAAAAGATTTCCCAAGATGGAATGATTAGGCACTAATGAAACCCGAACGCGACGATGTAGTCACGGGAATACTGGTAGGTATCTCGATCATCATCGGGATATTTATTCTTAGTTTCGCTTTACAGATGTTTGTGATGTATGGCTAAAGAATCACAGTTCTGGTCTCTAATGAAACCACATATCCCTAACGAAGCCCACGTTCAGCGGATCGAGACTGGTGGGACAGGTAAAGGAGTGCCGGACGTAAACTACTGTCAGAACGGCAAAGAGATTTGGATCGAGCTTAAATCAATCAAAGGCAATAAGTCTGAGTTGAGTCCATTCCAGATCGCTTGGCTGTACAATCGAGCCAAAGCAGGCGGTAACTGTTTCGTACTGATTAGAAAGAATAAAGAGATTAAATTATTCCAGCCGACTGAGTTAAAAGAGATACAAGAGCTTAGTTGGAAAAGCGAATCTGCCCTTACTCTGGAAACTCCGTACGATTGGAAAACGCTGTTTACTTTTATCTTTAAGGCGTCGGCTTAGTGCTTTACTTTCGTAACCCTCGCGGCTAAAGTATTAAAAGTAGCGCCGTGACAGCGTTACGAACATTTAGAAAGTAGAACTTACAAAGGAGACTACCCATGGTAGCAGCAGTAGAAAGTATGGCGTGGACAGGCCAAGTGCCTTGGCACGGCGAAGGCGTGGAAGTTGACGGTACGTTAACACCACATGAGATGATGGTCGCCGCCGGTCTAGACTGGTCGGTAGATAAGCGTCCTTTATATACGCTGGCGCGGCCCGTTAGCGAATACGAAAAAGACGCTGACGGTAATATCATTCTTGACGAGGTTATGGAACACCCTGACCGCTTTAGTATTATGCGCGATAGCGACAATACGATCCTCGGTACTTGTTCACAAGATTACCAACCTATCCAAAACGAACGTATCTTCGACTTTTTCCAGAAGTTCGCTAAACACGCCAATATCTCTATGGAGACGGCGGGTAGCTTACGAGGCGGTAAAGATATTTTCGGACTTGCTAAGTTAAACGATAGCTTCGAACTTCCTGGAGGCGACGAGATCAACGGCTTCGTACTATTTCGTCAGCCACACCAGCCAGGATATGCGATGTCTATACGCGATACCGAAGTACGAGTCGTATGTAGCAATACGTTGCAACTAGCGTTAAAACAAACAGCAACCGCTGAGTTTCGTATGTCACACCGTACCGCGTTTGACGATATCCGAGAAGAAGAAGCCCTTAAAACTATGGGCGCTGTATACGAGCGGCGTGCAGAGTTTAAGGAAGCGGCTGAGTTTTTATCCAAAACGAAAGCTAAAGATGGTCAGGTTTTAGAGTTTATCTCTAACTTGTACCAACCGAAGCTGTTGGAAGACCACAAGCCCGAAGACGGCCCGTTACGCGATGCGTTAAACAATACCGCTAAAACGGTATTTGAAGCATTAGTTACCTCTCCAGGAGCCGAAGCTAAATCAGCTAAGGGTACATGGTGGGGCGCGGTAAACGCTGTGACGTTTGTTGAAGACCATCAGCGTACCGGCGATAACCGTGTATACAACGCGATGTTCGGTAACGCATCAGCGGCTAAAACCAAAGCGTTTAACCTTGCACTTGAATATGCGAAGGCGGCGTAAATGGGAGAAGTAGTTAGATTGCACAATGCGGTGGTTATTGACCAAGAGTTTATTAGTCAGTTGTGGTACTACCTAAACACGCTATCTGATCCAGAAGTTATTAATGGAAATCTTTCAGATTTTACTTTGATACAGCGAGGCGCAGCAGAACACTGTTGCGCACTTGCCATAAAGATGGCGGAACAAGATTGTGGGCTTGGGGACTCAGTTATTGATCAAGATCGTAAAGCTCTTGAAGAATGGCTGATCCCCGTTAAAGCGTACTTAGAAGAAAATGAAACCAGACAGAAAGGAATTGATTCGTGAAAATTAAAACTATTACGTTGCCTGAAGATTTACTACAGCTGCAAGCTGAACTAATGATTATGCGCAGCGAATGTTTGCGTATGGCAGACCGCTGCCAAAGACTGATCAAACATTTCTCACCCGCTGAAGAACCTGAGATGTTCGATACTGGTGAGCCGACATCAGCGTATGTTAATCAAGATCGGTAAATCTAAATACCGCTTTACTTTCGGTAGCGTCCGTAGTAAAGTAGTAAACAAGCTGGTAAAAACCAGTTAGAAAGTATAACGTCATCATAGAAAGGAGAATGACATGGCAACAGCCAAAAAAGAAGCAGCCCCAGCTGCGCCAAAGAAACCTGACGCTAAGAAAGTAGCTAAGGTATCTGCGATTAAAGTAACGAAAGCACCAGCCGCGAGTCGTGGTCGTACTGCACAGCACTTTAAGTACACGGGTAAACAACTCGGAGAGACTACTGTTAAAACCCCGCAGTTCCAAGCCTTAATTATTTCAATGCAAGATATTGAAGCTAAAGAGTTTGATCGTAACGATTTTACGATGCAGCAAGTTGCTGATCTAGGTGTTCAGGAAGGGCATATTAGTATGCCGAATACTAAAAACCCAGAGAAGCAGAAAAAGCGAATTATCGCTTGTTACAAAAAAGCCCTGATCGATGAAGGGTTTATCGTACAGCTTTAATTTGATCGGGGGCTTCGGCCCCCATAATTTTTAGGAGAAAGTAGAATGAAGATTGCACCGATTCCGAAAAGGAAGCATTCCCGTTCGATGGTACTATATACTGCGATGGAGAACTTACATGGTTCAGCGACTCGTCTTGAACTATATAAAGAATCTCGGATGATTTGGTCTGAGATAGCTCAAGAAAAGCCCCCGTCAACGATGGATGATTTTCAAAAAATACTTAGTTCCTCGGCTGTAACTCAAGGATATCTTATTCGAACGAGTAGTCGAAAAGTTAAGAACCCTACCTATACTTTTGCAGCGTATGAAGTTTTTAGAAGTAAAGCCGAACCTGCTTTACTATCAAGGACGATGTACAGTCTTTCGCAAATAGAAAATGGTCAACAAACTGCGACTAAAAAGCGTATCGAAAAACTTGAGCGTATTCTCGAAGATCCGACTACAGGACTTCCTGAGCCGCGAGAGTGGGAACTACCGCGAGGAATAGCCTCACCTGAATCGGTTCCTAATAAAGCTGAACCGGATAGTAAGCAGATTGAAAAAGAAAAACCTGCTAATATCGACGATGTTTTAGAAAGAATCGAAACGATATTAGAAAGGCAAAAACCTGCTCAAACAACAATAACCCCGTCAAAATTAGAAGTACCGATTTGGCCAGCCGTTATTGGAGTTTCGATAGCAGGGATTGCTATTATCGTAGCGGTATGTTTAAGTATCTTAGCTTTGTCAAGTTAGTGCTTTACTTTCGGGGTAGTCGCCGCTACGTTATTAATAACGGCGCTACCCGCGCCCCGATTAGAAAGGAGAATGTATGAAACTTATTACACCAGTTAAAAAGCTAGAAGAGCTTTCACCAACGCCTGAACAAGATAAAGCACTTGTAAAGGTATTCGAACAACACGTGTTAGATAGTCAGCACCCAGACTTTGCGTATATGACGTTTACCGATTGGATCGTGAAACACGTATCTAAAGCAAGCTATGACGATTGTATTATAGCTAAGGTTCCGAACCCACTCGCACCGGAGTTAGGTATTGAAACAGACGGATATACCCACTCATGAGTGCGGTAATCGTAGATGACGGTACGTTAGATACCGTCGTAGAATATGACGGTATACGGATTCGATATGATACCGCGTACCGTTATTCATTCGATTCGGAAGAAGAGTTTTTAAATGAAGTATTTAAAGATTTTTATGACGACCAAACGGAACAACTTGACGCGATTTATGAATCGTTACCGCCCGATATCACCCTGTGTTACAACGACGATTGTCGTTGCTGGAAAACCCCCGACGAACATCTGGAGGGCTACGCAGTCGTTAAATGTTTAATGGGATGTAGCGATTACAAGGTACTTTATAAAGAGTTACCGAAAATTACGGATGCGATGTGGAAAAGGTTGCAATTAGAAGCGTCGGATTCAAAAATTTGATGGGGGACATACAGCTCAGGCGACTGGTAGCGTCAGGGTGGGATTTCCTCTCTCCTGCTGGAGAGTTTACGAGAAATAGGTTCGATGAAGTGCAAGCCCCCAGCGGCAAACGTAGCTCTGTCGTTTTTGAACTTGCCAATTGAACCAACTACCAGATTTAATTTAATTAGAAAGGAGAAAGTTATGTCACAAGACATTAACGAATGCGTTTTATGTGGCGACGAGATCGACGTTCAAGCGAATGGTTGGACACATGGTCATAACGCCCAGCCACTAGCTGACGGACAATGTTGTAGTAGTTGTAACGGATTAGTCGTTCTCGCTCGAATGCAGCAAGCACGAGAATATGCAGAGATAGACAATGTCTCTGGTTGATTTTTTTATAGATTATCGCTCGGGAACAGAGCCTATGTTTTCTGACCCCGATAGGAGTCGTGAACGAATCTTCCAAGATTCTGTTGAGCTGCATGTCGCAGAAAGAAGCTATTCCTTACCTCAAGCAACTCTGGTGTGGATTTATTCGGATATCACTGCTCGCAATAACGGAAAGGCTTCCCAAGCCTTGCGATGGTTAACCGATTTAGCTGACAAGCACGGCGTGGACTTGGATCTAACCGTCGAGCCGAAAGGAGGACTCAATCGTGTCGAGCTGCGCCGATGGTATAGACGCTATGGGTTCACATTTGACCGCCGTTTTAACGGCTTCAGACTAAACAAAAAGGAGGCAGTATCATGATCGATATCGACCGCGCACGCGAGTTAAGTGACGCTCGAGAGATCGAACGTATCCACGGTGGTGAGGACGTCGAGCCAAAATTATGGCAAGTTGAAGTGAAGTTTTATTTGAACGCTTACGACTTAGAGGACGCGCTCAACCGTTTGCAAGAAGAAATACTCCCAGAACTTGCCGTTGATCGGTCAGACCCGAATCGCTTTGAGTGGGAGTTTATACATTGGCAACAAGACGTGGAGGAATCATGAGCAGCTACCAAGTCAATGTTATCGACCAAACCGTGCATAGGTGGAGCGAGGATGGGCAAGGCGACGTAGATGAAGAATATGTCTGCGCCAAGGGCGGGTTCGAGGTTGGAACATACCCGACGCTCGACGACGCCATGAAAGCCATCGACGAATACTTTGGCTACGAGCTGCAACCAGATGACTATCAAGACGCCTACATCAGCGCGACTCGGATCGAAGACGAGAACGCATACGAAGACCCCGATGGCGACTACATCGTCGACTACGTCCTGTGCATCGACAAGATCGACCGCGTGTCGTTCAACGAAATGGGAGAAACAAACGACAGGTTTTTGAATATAGTCCTCGAAGTAAGCCGTAGACTTGTCGATGGGGAAGACTACGACGAATATCTCGAACCCGAGCTGAGAGCACTGCTAGATTTTCTGATAAATACTTACCAAACTCACCCAGAGCTTAAAACGTATAAGGTGGTCGAGGAATCGCGTTAGTGCTTTACTTTCGCGTTAGTCGTAAGTACCTTATATATAACGCGCCGCCTACGGGCGCGGATAACTTAGAAAGAAGAAGGAGATAGAAATGTCAGTATCACAGAGAGATGTGCAAGATATATTACAAGAGTATATCGAGCACCACCACGGCCTTAGCCACGATATCGCTTACCATTTAGTAAAAGCAGCCGAGGCTTGCGCTACTGAAGTCGCGATACGCGCCGAGTTATTCCCCAGAGACGCCTCACTAGATTTTCCAGAGGTTACTAGCCTCGCCCGATTTTATAGTCAGATCGACCCGCTCAGGAAAACGATCTTCGACGAAGAAAGCAGGGCAGGTCGAGCTTACGACGAGATAAAGTTTCGACACTTTTACCAATGGTTAGACGAGAAAGCTGAAAGTGACGAGTACGGTAACGGTCGTAAGATTTCATTACGTGACGCACTTGTCGGCACCGACGCTTACGAAGCAGCGTTTCCGAAAACAGTCGTACCTATTGCGACTAACGTCGACGACGACTACCTCGACGAGGATCGTATCGAGTCAGATTATGCAGACGAGTACGTTCGAGATGCCTAAGCGATACAAAATGCTTCGTAATACTAAACCCAAACAGCGGCTATTTACGCCGTTGAAACCACGGGAGCCTCGACCCGAGGCTTACCGTGAAATTAATTACCCGTCTCGACTCGCGACTATGGATTGTACTAGCCGCCGTGACGATCGCCCAGTAACAAAAGCGACGATCGCCCCAGCGTATAACAAAGGTGCATACCAAGTAATTCCCGAGTCGGATATCGAACATATAGGGAGATGATATGTATTTAATAGCAACCGCCGACGATTCGCCGACGTTCTTATGGAGACGAGTAAAACGCTTACGCGATTTTAAAGCGAAAGACGGACAAAAATACTTGGTGCGTAAAACGATGGCTCCGATCGATTTCGCGACGATCATGCCGATTTATATCGGTAACGGTGCTCGACTAAAGCGAACCAATGAAGCTCGAACAGGATGGATTTGATATGAAAAACAAAAGTAACGAAACGCCACTCGACGTAGCACGAGATAAAGTACTTACGAATATGGCTTGGGATATCAAAGCAGACTACGCCGATATCGACGAGACTACGAGCGCGTTTGATAAAAAAGTGCTGCGTCAGCAGATTAAAGAATACACCCGACTCGTTGACCGCTATAAACACGATAGCGACGGTACGATTGAAGCCCTAGTCGTTTAGTATTCTAGACTCACGGATCGTGACTAGCCCGCCTCGAGCGGGCTTTTTTGTGCCTATTAAAACGACCCGCGATATTGCGTATATTGTCTATTTAGAAAAAAAACTTTTTTTATTTTTTTCAACTAAAACGACTAATAAAGTAATAGAAGTAATAGAAAAGTGAAAGAAGCCAATGGATACGAGAGCTGGGGGCCGTGATGAGTGTGACTAGGAAGTAATAGAAATCGTATAGGTTATTGAAACGAGAACAGTGAATAGTAGTGAGAGGCCATGAGGGAAATTTTTACTTTTTATAAATTATTTTATTTTCTAAGATATAGTTCTACACGCTTACGACCCTCGGAAACACTGCATGAAAGAACTACAGTACACTCCCCTGATACCTGCTGATGACGGAAACGGGTACATCGACGCCGATGGTAAGAGATGGCAACCGCTAAATCCGAAACAAAAGAAGTTCGCTCGAGAGTATTTAAAAGGCCAAAACGCTACAGAAGCAGCGGTAAAAGCAGGCTACACGAAGAATCGAGCTGCAGCTAAACGACAAGGCAGCGTCTTACTCAACCACAACCCACTTTTGCGAAACTACCTTATAGACCAAGAAATCAAAGAGGCAGAGAGGGATAGAGTTTCTATGGAAGGCCACCTTTCCGCGCTTCACGACTTGCGTGAGGAGGCACGGGAGTCGGGGCAGATTAACGCAGCGATTACGGCAGAGATACACCGAGGGAAGGTCGGGGGGCTTTATATCGATCGACGCGAGGTACTGACCGCGAAGATCGATTCACTATCCAAGGATCAGCTGATCGATCGACTTGGACAGCTTATCACGAAGCGCGTACCGCAAACGATCGAGGGAGAGATTACGAATCGGCTCGGATCGACAGACGGATCGACAGATCGATCGACTGTATTAATTGAGCGAGGGAGCGATTGACCCACCCACCCGCCACGTTTGATCGATCGACGGATCGATCGATCGACTATAAAAGATTGACGGAGCGCGAGCGCACCCACCCACCCACCACGATTCACGGACGGCGAGCGAAGGACGGACTGAGCAATTGACTGAAAGTGTTGGTCATAAAAAAGGGAGCCGAGCGGCTCCCTTCGTGGGGGGCGATCCTTCTATTCGAAGGATCCTAGTTTGACGATGCCGGTCTGACCTTTCCACTCTTTGCGACCTTCGATCTGCATTTTGTAGTGAGTCATGACGACTGCCGCGTCCTGCTGGTATCCCCAGTCGGATAGCTCGTCGACGATATCCTGAATCTCGACCATTCGGTGCGCGTCTCCGGCCAGTGCGTAATACGCGGTGATGATCTTGATCATCTGCTTGGGAAGTCGCACGCCAGACGGAACGCTGTCGAACATTACTGATCCGCTGGTAGACTTACCAGTGCCGACCATAGTGGGAAGCTCCATTGGAGCTGCTGCTTGCTTTGTAGCTGAGTTAGCCATAGTGTTTTCCTTTCTACTTTCTAAGTGTATGTGGCCATGCTACCGCCCGACCACAGACGTATCTTCGCCTATACGCCTGCTAAAGTAAAGTGAAAACGACCTACTAATTTGCTATATAGCCACGCCTGCTTATAACCTTTCTGCGCTAACGGTTCGGCTTAGGGGCGCGGCTTAGCGGATCCGTCTGAGAGACCCCCCATACCCCCAAAATTGCCGCAAGGCACCCGCCCACCCACCACTACCTAGTTCCCGCCTCTTTTTCCGAGATACTTTTACTTTAGGTTCCCTATTCAAAAATTTTGCACATTTGTATTTTTCGACGGGTCAAAATTTTTCGCGAAAATTTTTTAGGGGTAGCGAGAGTAGTGATTAGGGAGTTACGATTCGGCTATCTTCGATGAGGGTAAAATATGTACGGTAACTCTCCATATGGTTCTCCGATGAATCGCGGGATGTTTATGGATCCGCAGATGATAATGATGTTACAAATGCGCGATCAAATGAGGGCACAGTATGCTCCTCAGCCTACGGAAATGCCTCAACAGGTAACAAATTATCGTGTTGAAAATATGGAGATGCCGTTACCGGCGTTAGGTAATGCGGAACCTATTGACAGACAAGCGCGGCTTGGTAATATTATAGACAGACGAGCGCGGCTTGGTGATCAAATGCCCCAACAGCAGCAGACTACGGAACAAACGCTTGAGCAATTACAGGGTAATATCCAGCAGATGCAGAAACAGCAGCAGCGGTTATCTGAGCATTTAGGCGCTGGTTCTGGGATGTTAAGACAGTTACAACCCCAACAAGGATTAGGTGGGTTATTTCAGCAGTTATCTTCTGAACCTGCTAGAATGTATACTCAAGGGCCGGAGTCTATGAGATTACAATCTCGTCCCGCGATACAGGGGAATCCATTCGGTGCCTGAGAAAAAGAAAGATTCTCGTTTAGAACGCGCAGGGGTTAGTGGGTATAATAAACCTAAACGTACCCCGTCCCATCCTACGAAATCCCATGTTGTTGTCGCGAAAGAAGGCGATAAAATAAAAACGATTCGTTTTGGGCAGCAGGGCGTAAAAACTGCGGGTAAACCTAAAGCTGGGGAGTCGGCGAAACAAAAGGCGCGGCGTAAAAGTTTTAAAGCACGTCACGCAAAAAATATCAAAAAAGGCAAGATGAGCGCAGCTTATTGGGCCGATAAGGTAAAATGGTAATGGACGATATGCAAGCGGTTTACGACGAGGAAGTTAACGGCAGAAGCGGCGGCTTAATGTCACTATTGCGTGGTGCGGGAGATATTACTCTCGGCGAAGAAGTAATGGATAGTTTGCCTGAAATTATGGCGATGTTACGCAATACGAATAAAGATACGTTAACGATGCGGCAAACGCAGGAAATGGGCCAGCCGAGCGAATTAGCTGTATCGTTAAGTAACGAACCTGCATTAAGTTCAATGATAGGGCCAGAAATGGCGTTATTAGCCGGAATGATGGGTGGGCCTGGAGGAAAGGTTAAAGGGTTAGCGTCGTTAAAAGATGAACTAGCGCAGTTTATTACAAAAGATAAAGCTGATACTGCGGAGCGGATGCGTCGGTTAGATGAGGACGAAATGTTAACGCGGTTAGCGGATCAAGATCGTATTGACCGTACCCGAGCGGAACAATTAGAGGGGTTACGAAATTTAGAAAACCGTAACCGACGATTAGAAGAAGGCGAAATGTCGGAAGAATACGAAACGGCGTTACGCGAATACCAAGATTTTATGAACCGTCAAGGTGAATCTGGGATCCAAAAATTGCGTAAAGATATTTTTAGTGATCCTGATCAAATGGCTAGTGGTGGGCGTCCAGGGTTGTATGCAAATATCGCCGCGAAACGTAAGCGGATAGCTGCGGGTTCTGGTGAAAAAATGCGTAAAGCAGGATCTAAAGGTGCGCCGACGAAAGAAAATTTCCGACAAGCCGCAACTACTGCTAAAAAAGCTAACGGCGGTGGTTTAAGTTATTTAAACGGTTATTACGGGAAATCGTATAAATGAGTACGGCGATATTAGATATTCAAAAATCTAAACTAGCGGGGATACAAGACGTCGTTTCTGCTATTTCAAGAACCCGTCCTAACGCGCCGTCGCCGTATATTAATACGCATCACTTTGCTCCTGGAATTTATATGCGAGCGTATTACGGAGTCAAAGGTTCGGTAGTCGTAAGCCAAGTTCATTTACACGAGCATATGACGATATTAGCAGCGGGTCATTGTCGCGTTATTTCTACGATGCAAGACGAAGAACGGATAGACGTTTATAAAGATTTCGCGATTATGAATACGCCTGCACATACGA